TCGTTGTTTCCGTCATCATTCTCTCCATCATTCTCTCCATCATTCTCTCCATCATTCTCTCCATCATTATTATTGTCACAATTTTCACATTCTTCTCTAGATTCATCATTTGTATAAGATGAACGAGAAGAACATGTTGAACTTGAGTTGCAAGTAACGTGGTGTTCTGGTACTATAGTTGTATTTGTTAAATCGACCAAATCAAATGACATATCTTTCAAGTCATTTAAATCTACTGTATTTAAATTATTCTCAAAAATATCTTCAAATAAATCATCATTTATAGTATCCAACGATTTTAAACTTACATTATTACCAATTTTTATAGGGTTTAATTTTTGGGATTTTTCTTGAAATAAATGATCATAATCATCAATTTTAAATAATTTATTCTTATTCTTATTAAAAAAATCTGAGTTATTTAAATAGGTAATATCATCAAAAACATTTAATTTAAAGTCATTTTTGATTGCTAAGAATGAACCATAATAATCAACAATGTTAATAAATTTATAAACGTGACGTAATTTACTAGATAAAAATAAAAACATACCATCTACATATGCGGAGTTGTTGTAATCAATCAATTTAGGATGGCAATCTTCGATGGATGAATTAAATTTTGGAAGATTAAACAATTTGGGATTTGATGTATCATATTTACCAATCATGTATTTATATGGGTCTAAAAGGGGAGCCATTTTAAAAAAGGTTTCTTTATATTTTACCTTATTGTTATCACTATTTTTAATTCTACAATTAAATAAATTAGGATTGTCTTCAATACTACATTTTACATTTGTTATAAACCATTTGTTATTAAGATTTATATTATTATAATTTGTATCGTTGATATTAAAGAACCTTTTGTAAATTGGGATATAATTTTGCGGGTTAGAGAGACTAAGCAATTCGGGATCTTCAAAACGGCTGAATAATTCGGTATTATTATTCTTATGATAATTAATATTTAACATCTTTAGCTATTTAATATATAATTTTAATGTGTTTTTAACTAATAGTTCGTGAATTATATTAAATTCTCTAAAAGGTTCTGAATAAATTAATTTGCGTTTAATTTAATTTAATTTGCGTTTAATTTAATTTAATTTTGTTTAAAATAATATAAAATGACTCTTGAACTTAAAAAATTCGATATGAAAAGTATTCAATTTAAGCCTAATGAAAATAAAGGACCCGTCGTAGTTTTAATTGGTAAGCGTGATACGGGTAAGTCTTTTTTAGTAAGAGACCTATTATGGTATCAACAAGACATTCCAATTGGTACGGTTATATCTGGAACTGAAGAAGGCAACGGTTTTTACGGTAAAATGGTTCCGAGATTATTTATTCATAATGAATACAATTCTGCTATTATTGAAAATATATTAAAACGCCAACGTACTGTATTAAAGCAGGTGAAAAAAGAAATGGAAGCTTATAAACGTAGTACAATTGATCCGCGAGCATTTGTTATTCTAGATGATTGCTTATATGACAATACATGGTCTCGTGATAAACTTATGCGTTTACTTTTTATGAATGGGAGACATTGGAAGGTGATGTTAGTCATTACAATGCAATATCCGTTAGGTATTCCTCCAACACTAAGAACTAACATAGATTATGTATTCATTTTGAGAGAAAATTACATTGCAAATAGAAAACGAATTTATGAGAATTATGCTGGAATGTTTCCTACTTTTGAGGCCTTTTGCCAGGTGATGGACCAGTGTACTGAGAATTATGAATGTCTAGTTATAAATAATAATTCTAAATCAAATAAACTTCACGACCAAGTCTTTTATTATAAAGCTGATAATCATAATGACTTTAAATTAGGTTCAAAAGAATTCTGGGAATTATCCAAAGGATTGCCAGATGAAGACCAAGAAGAACAATACGATCCAAGTAAAACCAAGAAAAGAGGTGGAGGACCTCGAATTAGTGTTAAAAAAATTAATAAATGGTAATAATTTGATTTTATAAATCTTCTAAAATCAAAATATAACAACTATAAAATTTACAGGGAACTATGTAATAGAATGGATCCCGTCGTCTTTTATAAAACATAAATGCATACAAACAAATTAATATTAAACACCTGATTTAATTATTTTTGGCAAACGGACCCGATTTTAATAAACTTTGTCCATTATCCGTTTTTCCAACAACAATATTATCTCCTTCAAATAACTCAGCACATATATTGGCAGTAGAAACACTTTCTTGACCGCTCAAAGCAGCCTCTTGTGTATTTGCATTATTAACTCCAATCAAGTTTCCTTTTTCGTCAATTGTTTGTGTTAATGGATTTCCACTTTTTTCCGCATTCTTAATATTTTCATCAATAGCAGTTTGTTTAGATTCTTTAACACGCTCTTCAAATGTATTTTTAGCATTAGTTTCGTTATTTTTTTTCTCGTGCATCAATTGATTAAGTTCTTCTTCCATATATTCAACACGACCAGTCTTGTAAGCATCAGGGTCCCAAGGCAACCACATTCCAACAGGACCAACAAATACATCATGGTTCGGGTCCATTTCTCTCAACATCTTACACCTTAATTCCGCTTCTTCTTGGGTTGGAAAAGAACCACGAATCTTAACACCTCGTGTGTTTGTTTGAAAATTGTTAGCAACATCAAACTTCTTTTGCAAAACTGCTTCATTATTATCTATAAAAGTTTTATAATCATCGTCCAAAGAAGATTTAAGCAAATTTTCCTTTTCTTCCTTAATAAATTCCTTATAATCATTTGTTAAATCATCAAATGAAACATTATATTTAAAAGCAATAAAATTAACAAACTGAAGAAACTTTTCCATGGATTTATTAAAATCCCAGTTCTTTAGGAATTCTTCAAAAAAGAATATATTCTTTTGTTTTAAAATATTTTCAGGAGATACAAAAGACATACAAACAAAAGATTGGTTAGCAATGGGTTTATCTGTTTCTAATATATCAATATAATTAGAATTTGTCGTACCATCCGTCAATTTTCTCCGGAATTCCTTTTTAGCAGTTTTTCTAGATTTACTGTGACTCATTTAATTATTTGGGATATTTATTTTTAAGTAATTTGCCGCACAAATTATATTTTCTTGTTATTTAATATAATGAACGGTTTAATCAACGTTGGTGAACTTGTCAAGAGAATTATTAAGTATCTTGTTGAAGGTTTAATGGTTGCTATTGCTGCTTATGCTATTCCCAAGCGGTCCTTGAATGTTGAGGAAATTATATTAATTGCCTTAACTGCTGCCGCTACATTCAGCATTCTGGACACATATGTTCCGGCTATGGGTGTAACTGCTCGTAGTGGGGCCGGTTTCGGTATCGGCGCTAATTTAGTTAAATTCCCCGGAGGGTTTTAGTCATAATATATTTACACGTATTAAATAATATATTATGAGTAATCATATAAGACAAATAGAATAATATAAACGATCTATGTGGAAATGTTATGTATAACATTTAAGCAATAATTTATTCTAATTTGTAGATATGAATTCCCAATTCAATTCTTCGCAAATCTTCTTCCAAATATTGTCTTGTTCCATTCTTTTTTCTTGGTCTTTTAACATTGGAAAATCCTTTAAATATGTATCCTCTCCCAATAGTTCACAAAGTTTATATGCTGTATAATAGTAATTTAAGAAATTGACGCGGTTATCTGGGCAATATTTGGAATATGGGGCTTGAAGTTCACTAAATAAGTTATAAAGTGTCTCTTCAAGTTCTTGCGACATAATTGGTGGAGGAATACCCAATTTATCGTTGATAAACGGAATGTGTTCATAATATTTATTATGACCAAGCTTCTTTAGAATATCTTTAGTCTTTGCATTAGTAATTTGCGAAATATCAACCCTTTCTTTCTTAATTTGTAGCTTTATATTTTCAATCACTTCTTGTGGTATTAAAGTGGTTTCTTTTCCTTGAAATTGTGCTATTATTTCCTTAAAATGATTTATGCGTTTGTACGCATAAAAACATACTTCTTTTGGCGGTTCTTTGTAAGAAGGTTTTTCATTTTCAATAAGATACCGAATGTTTCTTGAGCATATATTACAAATCATAATTCCATATTCTTCTAATGGTATTAGTTCACCTTTATTACAAAATTGACATATATCACTAGAATATATAAAATTTTTAACGTCTAAAAAATCATCACTCACGTTGCTAAGATATTTTAGAACAATATTACGATTATCTTTTTGAACAACTTTTTGTTCATTATCCTCTTCTTTAATTTTAAAAAAATTGTTAACTAAATTTGTCTTATTAGTAATTGTTTGAGTATTAGTCCCAGTGGAGATATTTTTCTTATTTTCAAAATACTCGAATATAAATTTTGAATTGTCGAGAAAATAATCTTTTTTTTTATTTTTTGTCTCCATTATAATTTCTTTTAATGAAGATATTTTATCTTTTATATCGAGTTTTTCTTCAATTGTCAACCGACCATCCTTATCTTCTAGTTTTTTTTTTAATATTCGAATTTGACATTTAAACTCTAATACACTATTTTCATTTTTTGAAAATTCAGTTAAGAATTCTTTATGTTTAGTATCAAGCGTTACAGCCGTCTTTTTATTAAATTTAATCTTTTTACTTAATTTTGGTTTAAAAGATTGCATAATTATAATTTATAATTTTTTATTTAATTACTAATATATTTAAATCATTTATTTAAAAATAAAATTGAATAAATAATTAATCAATTTTATACACTAATTGTTACTATTTTGTCGTTTCTAATTATATAAATAACAAAATCAATATAAACATTTATACAGTTATTATATAATTAACATGTCTATATTCGATACACTATTTATTAAGCGTTTTTGTTTACCGTCTAATGTCGATATTTCTTCCTATGAGACTGGGAATTCATCCAATTCACCATGTTTGTGTGGAAATTTTAATCACGCTTGCTGCATTTTAAAAGGGAAAGAACGGAATTTTAAAAAAGTCTAACATTTTAAGTTTTGGATTTAATATAACGGGTGATATTTACGGAAATCATCCTGGTGTTCATGCTGAACACGATGCAATAAATAAATTAAAACCATTAAGAAGAAATAAACATTTGCAAAATGTAAATATTTTGGTTATAAGACTTTCTAAAAAGAATAGGTTACAAAATTCAAAGCCGTGTGCTAATTGCATAGAAACAATAAAAAATCTTCCGAAAAGAAAAGGGTATTGCATTAAAAATATTTATTATTCAAATGACAACGAAGAAATAATTAAGAGTAATGTAAAAATTTTGGAAAGGGAAAATTTACATTATTCGATGTTCTTTAGAACATTAAAAAAGAAAAATTCCGGAATTTCTCTATAACCAAACAAGTTAAAACATATTTTATGTTTTCTTTTTAAATTTCAAATGGATATAAAAATAAATCTAGAATCATTAAAAGATTTAGAAAATATAAAGGTTGATGGTATACAATTTCAGAAAATGATATTGCTTTTTAATTCCATCGAGCAAGGATGGTCTGTTAAAAAAAGAGATGGTTCATATGTCTTCTCTAAACCACATCAAAACAAAAAAGAAGTATTAGATGAAAATTACTTATTAAAATTTATGAAGACCAATTTAGATTTAAATAAAATTATATCTTAGTTTTATTGACGACCCTTTAATTAAATTTAATTTAATTTAATTAAATTTAATTTAATTTAATTTAATTTAATTTAATTTAATTTAAATTTCAAAAATTTTTTTCTTTAGGGATTGTATAAAATGGCAGGTGGATTAATGCAACTGGTAGCCTATGGCGCTCAAGATGTTTACCTTACTGGTAACCCGCAAATTACTTTCTGGAAAGTTACTTATCGTAGATACACTAACTTTGCGATCGAATCAATTGAACAAACTTTTAATGGACAAGCCGATTTCGGCCGACGTGTCCAATGTGTAATTAGCAGAAACGGCGACCTTGCTTACAGAACTTATTTACAAGTGACACTTCCTGAAATTAATCAACTTATGGGTCTTGGAAACTACAGCACAGGCCAAAACACCGGAGTATATGCCCGTTGGTTAGATTTCCCCGGCGAACAATTGATCGCTCAAGTTGAAGTCGAAATTGGCGGCCAAAGAATCGACCGTCAATATGGTGATTGGATGCACATCTGGAACCAATTGACTATGGCTTCTGAACAACAACGCGGCTACTTCAAGATGATTGGTAACACCACTCAACTTACATTCATCACAGATCCTTCCTTCTCTGATGTTGAATCTCCTTGCGACTCCTTAGCTCCTCGTCAAGTTTGTGCTCCTCGCAACGCTCTTCCTGAGACAACCTTGTATATCCCTCTTCAGTTCTGGTTCTGCACCAACCCAGGTCTTGCCCTCCCTTTGATTGCTCTTCAATACCACGAAGTCAAGATTAATCTTGATATCCGTCCTATCGATGAGTGTTTGTGGGCTGTAACTACTTTGAACTGCAACCAATCCCCTTACGCGGGACAATCCGGACAATACACCGTTGGACGACCTGTTCCCGCAACTATTGCCTATAACCAATCTTTGGTTGCTGCTTCTCTTTACGTCGACTATATCTTCCTTGACACCGACGAACGCCGTAGAATGGCACAAAACCCCCACGAATACTTAATCACTCAACTTCAATTTACTGGCGACGAGTCTGTCGGTTCATCTTCCAACAAGATTAAACTTAACTTCAATCACCCTGTCAAGGAATTAATCTGGGTCGTCCAACCTGATCAAAACGTTGATTACTGTTCTTCCTTGACTTGTGATGCTCTTTTATTCAAGGTTCTTGGCGCTCAACCATTCAACTATACTGACGCAATTGATGCCCTTCCTAATGCTATCCACGCCTTCGGCGGACCTGCTTCTGTTGCTGGTGACGCGAATGCTTACATCGATGCTCAAGGACTTTTCCAAGATGCCGGTGCGCTTGATTACATTCCTGGTGCCGGGTTCACTGGTTACTGGAACGGCCCATCCAACCCTTATAATGAAGTAAACTTGGGCGGACCACAAAACGTATTAAACACTGATGGTCTTGACCCTGCTACTATTGCGGCTCTTTCATCTGGAACTTCTTCTGGACACCTTGACAATTCTGGTGTCTCTGATGCCGGCACATTCGTCCTCTCTGAAACATCCTTGGATATGCACTGCTGGGGACAAAATCCAATTGTTACTGCTAAGCTCCAATTGAACGGACAAGATCGCTTCTCTGAACGCGAAGGAACTTACTTCTCTTGGGTTCAACCATTACAAGCCCACACTCGCAACCCTGATGAAGGTATCAACGTTTACTCATTCGCCTTGAGACCCGAAGAACACCAGCCTTCCGGCACATGTAATTTCTCCAGAATTGATAATGCCACACTCCAATTGGTATTGTCTAATGCTACTGTTGAAGGAACCAAGACTGCCAAGGTTCGCGTCTATGCTGTTAACTACAACGTCTTACGTATTATGAGTGGTATGGGAGGGTTAGCATACTCAAATTGAGCGGATTGGATGTATTTCAAAATATATACAATTATATTTTATTATTTATAACCCAAACCTACTTTAGGACAATATATCAAATAATATCATAATATGAATATTAATAAAATCATTCATATTTTGAAGCCGATAATAATATTATATTTTTCTTTGGGAATTAAAGAAAAATATGATAATGAGTATATATTATAATTTAATTATTAAAAAATTGAAATAATTAATAAGCTACACATTAAAAGCACAATACAAAGAAATGTCTTCTGCTAACAGAACTTTCGAATTTTATTTCAAGATTCCTTATACGGAAAAATCAAATTTTATAAATATTGATTCGTCTTTGTCTATTAGTCAATTTATTGACTTAGTTAATAGTAATTTTATTAAAAGACTTCATTTTAATATTAATGATATTTATAATATTGAACTTGTTGAAGCGTGTAATAATATACATGGAGACGCTGAACTTGCACCAGCTTTACAACCATCAGAAGAAACTTTGGAGGAAAAATATGGTAATAATTATAAACATATTGCATTTTATATCAGACCAGTTTATGGTAATGATAGAATATTTATTAGAACAAATGACTATACAGTTAGACCAGACCTGTAAAATTTAGAGCAACGCGTACAATAAGAAAATATTATTAAATGTTTATTAAATTAATCGAATTCTTTCGAAGTTCAAAATATCTATTTATTTTTATTTTTATTTATTTTATTTATTTTTACACCTTTGACATAGCATTTGAAATTAACTATCATCCATATTTTCAAGAATCGTATCAACTGGCGCATCTTCCGGAACTTCAATATAGTCGCCATTTTCATATTTTACACATGTTCTATTAAACAATATATTCATATTTATAACCTCCGGTTTATCAGTATCAGATGTAAACAATTTTTCGATTTGCGAATCATCTCTAAATCTCACTGTATAAGTTTGTTGAATATTATTTCTACCAACCCGACCCATAGCCTGGATAATTTTTTCTTGTGTTAAATCTAAATCTTTACTCAAAAACCCGTGACAAAATTGATAATTTGTTCCATAAATATAGTCACTTGATGAAATAATTATACATAGTTTTTGTTCATCAGCCAATTTCTTTATAATTTCTGTGTAAGTAATATTCTCATGATTAATGAAAACGCCGATCCCCATCATTAGAAGAATTTTCCATAAATTATCAACACCGTTTAGAGCCATAATATCAGCAACAATTTGTTCATCGATTGTGCTGGTAAATGCGTTTGTAATAGTGGAATCCGGTGCCCATTTATCTATATGATTTTTTTTATTTGGAACAAATGCGTCATTTAATGAAGCGCGTTTAATCATCGACCTTAACTGATTAATTTCTGTTGTCATTTTATTTAATCCACCTTTATTCTGCATCTCTTCTGGAATATCTTTACTCAATTTTTTAGGGTCTTTATTCGACTGTGTTCTTCCCTTTACTAAACGACCCTTATCCATAACATTTACTGAGTTCTTTGCTCGCTGTTCTATCTCCTCTTTAATCACTTCTAATTCGGTGTCGAGTTTATTAATTTTTTCATTAATAATATTATTATATTCAATTTTTTTCATAAGTTCTTCCATAACAACCGGTGGAATATTCGCCTGTTGAACACAAAACTTCGCAATTTTTTCAATATCATTTGAAATAAATATTGTTGGACCATCTGTAAGTGTATATGCGTCTTTTGTAGTTACATATACACCTGATGTTCCAACTTTAATCGGTTCAGGAATTATTGTTCTAGTTATTTGTTCTGACGTTAGTCTAGTCAAGGGCACGCCAGATAATGAATTATTGGGCAATACACCTGGACCAATACTTTTAACTTTTTGAATTATTTTACCATTTGTATCTACTACTGTATTTTGTAAAATTCTAGGTATTCTATTATCCATAAAAGTTTTATAAACTATATCCCAATTACCCGGTGCGATGTTTATTAGCATATTTATATAATAAATCTTTATGTTTTTCATATTAATTGAATCCAAATTTTCAAAATGTCTTTCAAGACACATTCGATTATTCGCATAATTATTTTTATTGACAAATGTAATAAACTCTACAACCTCTTTCAAATCAAAATAACGCAATAATGTCAGATAATTTTTACAATGGCTCGCTATATTCAACATTTCATCGTACCTGTCACTCAAATAATGAGGCAATACTACAAACCCATCTTTATTAACAATTGGGACTGATTTTTTACAATCATGACTAATAATATTACAAATTTCTGCACCCTGAAATTTATTCAGGAAATCAGGAATCGTCTGTGTTAATTCTGTTTCTTTAGGAAGTGTTGCCGACGATAATACAACAACCGGAATATCGTTTTCTTTCCAATTCTTTCGAATCGTTTTATGGAATTCGTGCTCCGCATAGTCCATCGAAATAGTCGGTTCATCCCAATAAGTAATAATATTATCAGCTCCAAAATGTGAAATCATATAATACATCGCTGGTAAATATGACTTAATATCAGAAATCATAATCTGAACATTATCTCCAACGCTATTGTCGACTTTTCTAATGCCTCCAGTCCTTTTATTTCTAGTCGCTTCTTTTGCCGCAAAATAATGCAACCTTATATCTTCTGCGCTCACACAACCGAAAGCAAACGCAACTTTTTTCTCGACTGAAATCGCTGCTCTTGCTAAAGCTAAACCTACGTGACGCGCAGCACAAACAAATATAATTTTTTTATGTTCGGACAACGCTAGAGGGGTTATGGTCTTTCCAGTTCCAGTAGGTGCCATATACAAAATCAATTTGGGACCCGGTTGTTTGATTAGTGTAAATATTTCCTTCTGGTGCTCATAAAGCATTAAATCGCCATACTTTAACAAACTATAATTTTTTTCAATAATTTCAACTGCATTCTCAATTATAATTGATTTGTCTATGTCATCCGCAAATTTATCTAACACAAAATTAACCAAATTTATTATATTATAATTAACATGTGAAATATTATTTTTAATTAGCTTATAAATTGTATAATAATGGTAATGAAACAATTTACTATCCTCTAACTTTTTATAATTAACCATTTTTTCTAAATGAAATAATAATACCAATTCATATATATCATTCGTTTTAATAGTTTCTTCGTTAAATCGTTCCAACCGAATTCGGTCTCCCGAATTGGGCTTGATATTTGCATCAACCTTTATACATTTATAATCTGGTATCACCGTTTTTAACGCGGATTCAATTTTATCAACTCTACTGCGTAGAAATATATTATAAATATAATCTTCCATTTTTTTCCCAGAATAATCTATCTTTAAGAACGTAAATAGAGAATTATTAGTATTAATTCGTATCATTACATCGTGATATCCACTCGTAATCAGTTTACATACACTTATTTCAGCAGTTGAAATAGGAACCTCAATGGAATCCCATTCGGACTTGTTAAGCTTACGTTGTTTTAAATCCATTTTAATGGGCTGATTAGTTAATAATATGTCTTTAACTTTATATGTTTTATTTATATCAATTTTATATTTATATCAATTTTATTTACACCTTTGGACATTTACACCCTTGAAGATTTAAAACGCCGACTTTATAAAAAAATTGATATAAAACATATATATTAAAGACATATTATAATACAATATAGAGAAATGGAATCTAAACCTGAAATAAATGTAGTTAATAATGAAACTTTGAGAGTTTTAAAAAAAACTAAAATTATTATTGAGGAACATGATAATTATAATGAAAAAACCCCATCATTTACTGAAAAAGAAATAAAAAATTATGATAGACAAAAAGATAAATGTGTTTTTAAAACTCCAGGAGAAGAATATAAATGGGCAGAAACGCAAAAAAAAACTTGTTCAAAATGTTTAACCGAAAAAAAATTATCTGATTTTAACGGAAATACATCTGGAACAGATGCTTTTGATAAAAATGGATATAGATTAAGAAGACCTGAATGCAACATA